CGGGGTGTTGACCGGCGGCTTGAATTTCAATCGGACGCCTTTGGGCTCACTCATTTCAATCTTCCTTCATTGACAGGGTTTACTAGCGCTCACTTCCAAATCGCCCGCATCCCACGGAGGCGGGGTGTTTTCGTTTCCTTGCGGCTGCGGCAACAGCGCGGCCACGCCATCGATCTCGTCGGCCAATGGGGACGTTCCCCCGGCAATCGCGCGTAGGCTCTCGGCCAGATTTCGTAGACCGACCGGATTCGTGGCCAGGATGCCCCGGGACGCGGCGGCCGTCAGTCCGGAGGCTTCGGAATGGATGTAGACCGCACGGGAGAGCACGGTGTTTTGTTCGGGGGTCATGGGGCACCTTACGAAATGGCGGTCGCACCGCTGACACTGAGCGCCGTTCCCGACGAGGTGTCATAGCGGCATTCGACCTTGAAGGAATCGGAGACCAGATTCGATCCGTCGCCGGACGTGTTCTGGGGAATGATGCGGCCGTTGATGGCGGACAGACTGATATGCTCGGCGGTCCCATCGGCAACGCGCTGGCCGTCGGAAGCGTACTTGCGGCCGAACACCGTGACGCCGTTCGTGCCGTCGAGCGCGGTTCCGGTCAAGGTGACGCCGGACGCCCAATTGATCATGTTGAACGTGCGCACTTCGATGCTGGGCTCGACGGACTGCGTGCCGACGAAGGTGTTGTAGACCTCCGATTCGCCGCCGACCTCGATCAGTTGAATCCCGGAATTGATGGTCACTTCCTGGACGGCACCGATCAGGCTGCCGTTGATCTTCACGGGACCGGCGCCGAAGAATGCTTGCGTCGAAACGCTGCCGGACAGGGCGACGGAACTCGTCAGGATGAACGGAGCGTTGGAGCCGTCGTAAATCGGCACAATCACGACATCTGCCGTGCCGACGCCGTTGTGGCTGAGTCGGATGCTGGTCCAGTGAATCTGGCAGGTCGTGCAGGCGACTTTCTTGTGTGACGTCGTTGCGCGAGCCACGCGACCGCCCACGGAGCCCAGCTTAAGGAACATCGTCGCGCTCGCCAGGCTCGCGCCCTGGACGCCGACGTTCGCCAACAGAGTGGCCAACTGCGGGGTCGAGAAACTGATGGCCGGCCGTTGCTGACCAGTCGCCAGGAAGTTCGGCGCGACTTCACCGGAGCCTCGCTCGATCAGGGTTTGAATCCCCGAATCCAGCCGCGCATTGCCCATCGCGTGAAACTCCACGGTCGACGGAAGAACCAGCTTGTCGAGATAGAAAACGCTACTTGCTGCCATTGTGTTCCCCTATCGGTTCAACCGGGCGTTCATGCGTCCCGTCACGTTGAGCTTCGAACTGCCGCTTGCCGCAACAGCCAACTTGATTCGCAGATTCAGGTCGTCATTGAAGGCGCGCCGCATGTCCTGCCGATCCTGCTCGCTGATCGTGGTCAGTTCCCGCGGCTTGTCCGGCTGATGGCGGATGTTGATTTCGATGAAGCGCCGGCGGCCCTCTTCCATGACGCCGAGCCGGGCGTTGTATTTCTGGTCGACGACTTCCTTCCGCAACTTGCCGATGTACGGGTTCGCGAAGTACGCCGGACCCTGCATGTAGAGAGTGGCGCGGGTCGGTGTTCCGGTGATGCGGGCGGAACTGCGGAGCCAGCGTTTCGACTGGCCCTTAAGCAACAGGTCGACGAACCGGCCTTGGCCCTCGCCCTCCTGCTTTTTCACGACGTTCTTGTAGAACTGATTGCGGGGCTCCATCTGGTATCGAGAGTCGTTCCCGGGCGTGAAGTGACGCGGGAAGATGTTCTCCAGCCAGTAGCGCGCGACGGTCTGAAGAGAGGTCCGCTTGATGGCGTTCCACTTCCAGCCGCGCACCCAATCGCTGAACACCCAGTGCTGCTTTTCGATCTCGGGATAGAGGGCGATGTAGGGCATTAGTTGCGCGTCCCCCAATCAATCGACCAGATGCCCCAGAACCAATTGCCTGACGAGGCAACCGTGATTTCCGGCGGCGACCCCCATTCCAGAAACGAAATCTGCGTGATGTCGAGATGGCTGGTTTCGCTGTCGGGGTCATCGGCCGCCGCCAGTTCCGCCACGTCCGCCATCACCTTGGCCATCCAGTCGAGGGCGTCGAGTTCCTGGTCGTTCTTGTCTTCCATCTCCGGATTCGGGTCGACTTCGAGCAGCAGACCGAGGGTTCCGTGTGGCCACAAAAAGTTCTGCGCACCACCAGCAATCAGTCCCCAATGAACCGCCGAGGAACCGAAGAACGCTTGCGGTCGTTCTCCCGCGTCTGCGAACCGATAATGCCCGCGCCCGTAAGCAGCCTCGTAATCGTCCGGCGTCACCCGCGATTGAAATGTCGGCGACAGCGCCACCATCCGCCGTAGCTTCTGCAGCACCACCGCATCCGGTCCCGAAGGTTCGTAGGTTTCTGCCATCAGAACCTCCGACCGGTGCTGCTGCCGGATTGGATGTGAGTGACCGAAACGAACGTCATCATTCTTCCGCCAGCCACTTCGGGCTCGATGTCCTCCACGGAATAAACCACCCCGCCCCGCGTGATCGTGTCGCCGTTCGCCGGGCTGTTGATGCCCGACGTTCCGTCAGTGCTGGCGAAAATGCGGATCATCCTGCGGTCGATGAGATGATTTGCCTCCTGTCGCAATCCGCCCTGGTCGGGGAGAATCACGATGGAGATCGTCCGTGGCGTGCCATCCTTGGGCGTGTAGGTGACGCTCTCAGCGTGCTCGTCCGTATTGAGGAGCACGGCCTCAACATCGGCCTGCATCAGCGCTGCGAGAGTCACCAGACACCCCCAATTCGCCGATTACAGGCGAACACCCCAGAGCTTGACGTAATCGATCTGGACGGCGTCCGTGTTGCTGTCCGACGTTTTCTGCAACTGGAAGAACGGCTGAAGGCCAGCCCCGTAGTTGCTCATGTCGAACGTCGTGCTCCGACCGAATCGCTGCATCGCCCCTGACGACAGGCCTCCGTAGAACTTGACGTTCCGGAGGTCGGAGAAGTCGATCTTGAACTTCGCCCAGGTGTTGTCCGTGAGGCTGAATCCGCAATCGACGTCGTCGTTGTTGTTGACGTTGTCGTCGGACTCCACGACCATCGTTTGCACGGCCGAACCGCTCGCCAAGCGGAAGATCGAGGCGATTGTGATCGAGTCGATGGCATCGGCACGGTCGCCGGTCACGCCAAAGGCCAGCGTCGTCGTGGTGTCCTTGACGGACCCGGTTTGAGCAACGAACTTCAGCCCGCATTCGAAGCCGCGAAGGCTGTTGATGTCGAACGCGAGCTTATCGCCGAACGACAAGCAAACATTCTGAGCTTCGGTCTGCGAGTCGAACGCCAGCTGCGCGACGCCGGGCCGAAATGCCCCGGACGTTTCGCCATGATCAAGGCGAGCGTAAGTCGGAGTCCCCGACGAACTCGTGTCCGTGATCACCCACGGATCGAGACCGGCGGACGCGACGAACGTTCCAGCGCCGATAAAGTCGTCAACAAATTCCCAGTAATCTTGAATTCCGGCCATGATGACAATGCTCCACCCGTCTTTCTCACGGTGCGGGGAACCTGAGCATTGCCGGTGCTCGCGCCTTGTTTGAAAATCGCTGGAATCACGGTCAGGCGGACCGTTTTGCGGGAGCTACCCTATCCAGCGAAGACGCAGTTATTTCCTCCACTGAGACCGCCATGCGACGGCCTCAGAAATCATCAGGCGTTGCCTTGGTACAAGCCGCGGTAGTCAATCGCCTTGGCGGCGAACGACTGGCGAATCTTGTAGCGAATGGCGTCGACCTCGAACCCTTCCTCACGAGCCATCACAGGCGATTCCTCGCCCTGCAAGAACGTGAGTTCCACGGTGTCCACCACGGACGGATCAGCCGCCAAGAACCACAACGTCGCCGACTGAGAAGTCGACAGGCACGCATCGACGACCAGTTGCAGCGGACGCATTCCGCCCGGTCCGTAGGGATTGGAAATCCCGCTGGTCCCCACAGCGGACCCACCGGCCGTCGGCGGCGTGGACGAGGTGATGATCTTGATCGCCGTTTCCGCCAGCGCGGGAGGAACGATCAGGTATCTCGGCGTGATGTTGAGCACCGTCCCGCTGGTCAGACCGGTTTGGGTCATCATCACGACGTACCCGACGTTCAACGCCGTGTCGGCGAGCGCCGTTGCGTCAAGGTTGCCGTTGTGACTCGACGAATGGAACAGCGTCACACTGTCCGACAACGCTTCATTCGCCGTCAGGATGGCGTAACAGGCCTTGTTGATCTTCCGCCGCATCGCCGCGCCTTGCATGGCCGGGATGCGCGAAATCGCGTTCAGATCGTCGTTGACGACGGCCTCCAGCGAGATCGAGAAGATTTCGCCGTACTTGTCCACGGCATAACGCTCGCGGGCGTCCGACGTGGTTTTCTCGGGATACTTGTGGTTTTCCGGAACGATTTCCGGGTCAGGAAGTTCTCCGAACCGAATGCGGTTCAGTTCCCGGTAATCCGCAGCCGACGGCGCACGGCGGACCCACATCTGATAAGTCGTCGGCGTTTCGTCGAACGACGCCAACAGCGTTTTGTTCGTCGCATTCAGCAGCACGTTCGCAAAGCTGCCAGAGGCGTTGTAGCCCGGAGCATCGCGCTGCACCAAGCCGAGCCGGAACGCTTCACGCACGACTTCGTGCTTCGGCATGTAGAGCGCCTGCTGTCCGGACTCTTCAACAAACCGCCGGGCGATGTCGTACATCGAAATGTGCCGCAACTCGGAAGCGCCGGGAGCCGGCTTTTCGAGCGTGCGAGCCAGATCTTCACTGCGATTCCAGCCGTCGAGATCGCCGTCGTTACGCGCGCGCTCGGCCGTCGCTTTCGGATTCAGCTTCGCAGCCGAAATCGAGCGGAGCGTGAGGGAGTCGACCGCCGCCGCACCGAACTTTTCGAGTTGCGATTCGCCAGGATCGATTCGGCCAGGGCCAACCGGTTTCCCGGCGGTGGCGATCCGCCTGAGGATCTCGCGAGAGACCTCGTCGACCGACTTGTTGCTCGAAATCCACTCGCCCCGATCCTTGTCGGACACCTTGTGCGCCCGGCAGAGTTCGTCGATGCCAGTGATCCGCGCCGTCTCCGCCGAAACAGCCTTGCGGGCGATCTCGTTCGGGTCGATGGCGGGCTTTTCTTCGGCCTTGGGCGGATCGACATTCTTCGGCGGGTCTTCCGACCGCTTCAGATTCTTATCCATCCACTCGATGGCCGCCGCATCGTCCAATTCGGCAGGCATCCCGCGGGCCACGAGCTTTTCGCGAAATTCCGTGTTCATCATCTCATCCTTCAGGGCTTGGGGGTCGGTGTAGGCTCGGAGCGCCAGCGCATCGAACGTCTTTGCGTTGGAGTCCGCCCCAATGACGACTGCCGACCCCTCCAGCAGTCGCGAGCGGGTTACATCCCGCTTGTTTCCAAAGTTCTTAATGGCTTGACGGCGAGCGCCGACCGAGAAGTCGGTTAGATGGCCGTCTTTGTATTTCTGAAAGGCTCGCTGTGATTCTTCGTCGGAGGCGAAGTAGACTCGGCCAACAAGAGACTTCACGCCGTTGACCGTCTTGCGTTCCAAGTCTCGAATCGAGCCGAGAACGTGACGCACAGATTCACGATCATGCGAATCGAGCAAAGGCACCTGTTGCGGAATGGTCATGCCGTCGATATGTAGGACCTCGTCGACAACGTCTCTGCGAACCGAATCCAGCGTCGGCACCGGCGCCTCGGTCGCGAGAACAATCGGAATCGACGAGTCTTCCGCGCGAACTTCGCCATCGAACCTCGCGATGCGATAGCTCATGTCGCCGAAATTGCTGTCGGGATAGTGCTTCTTAGGCATGGACCGTCTCCGGTTTCTTGTCGGGCGGTGGCTGCATCGCCGGGTCCGGGTTCGTCTGCTGCTGCAACTTCGGCAGACCAAGCTCGGCGATTAGCGCCAACTCCTGGTGGCGGGTCCGCAAGGTGTCTTCGAGGTCGCGGCCTCGGTCTCCAAGCTCATCCGTCAGCGTGGTCAACACGGTTTCGAGAGCGATCTTCGAAGCCTCGGCTTCGTTCTTCGGGTCGACCCACTCCCAACCCGGCGGCAGCCAGGCGTGTTCGGTCCACTCGTCGAAATCACCCAGAAAAGAGGCGTCATCGGGGAACCCATCGGCCCCTTCCGCAACACCGTGAATCATCAACCGCTTCCAGACGGGTTCGCAGAGCACATTGATGAGCCACTGCTGTTCCATACGGAACTCGCGTCGGTCTTCGAGATCGCTGGCGCGGTTGCTGCTGTAATTCGTCTTCGAGTAATCTCGCGAGAGGCGTTCGTAGGAAAGCCCTGTGCCGACCGCCATCGACCGCAGCATCAGGTTGATGAACTCGGCGGAATTCGAGGCCTGCCGCGAAGGATTGATCGTGGTGATGTCTTCGCCGGGCAACAGTTCGGCGATCATGCCGGGGTGAAGTGTTCCAAACCGCCGGCCTGTTGAGTCGGTTGCTTCTGACGAGGCGGCGTCTCCGAGTGAATCGGTTGCGCCACCGTCAATCGTTTTGATCGCCACGCCGAAACAGGACGCAACCGCGCTCGATTGCATCTCGTTTTCGACGTAGAAACCAAGGTTTTTGAGCCACCAGACCACCGGCGCGAAGGAGGACATGCCTCGCGTTTGGCCGATGCGCTCCTGGCGGAAGATGTGCAGGACGTTTGCGGCGTCCAACCGCTCCATTTTCAGCTTGAGCGAGTTGACGTCGTTCGGATGATGGCGATAAACCCAATAGGCCACCGGTCGGCCGGCAGCGTCGATTTCGATCCCGCGGCGAACCTCGTTGCCGGTGTCAAGGTTGATGTTGCGCGGATAAAAGGCGTCTGATGCAATCTGGTCGGCGTCAATCAGTTCCAAGGCGAGTTTTACGGGGCGTGCGGGGTCGTCGGACGCGACGAAATGGACGAGGCATTCGCCCGATTCGTGGACTTCGCGAACAACGGCGGCCTGCATCTCGAAAAAGTGCAGCCGACCGGTGATGTCGCAGACCTTGGCCCAGCGGCGAAACAGCTTTTCGGCGGCGGCAACGAACTCGCGGTCCAGCTCGTTGCCGTTTTTGACCCGGCATTGCGGACGAATCCCGGCCCCGACGACGTTTCGCACCTTGGCATTCAGGATGCCTCGGGCGTAGGCGTTTTCTCGGACCAGAGCGCGAGCACGGGCGCGAGTCTCGTCGGCAGTTCCGCTCATCTCCAGGTCGGGAGACCGGTTCGCGGGACGCCAGTTTTCGTGTGCGCGAGACGGCTGGCCGCTCGGGTAGCCTGACCCGCTGATGTTTCGATAGACGTTGCGAGCATGCGCACGCTTTGCAGCCCTTGCCGGACTGATCAGCGCAACGGCTCCATCGATCCACTCTCCAATCATGGATCACCTCGCAGTTTCGCGAGGCGGAAGATGCCGTTAGCGCGGCGACTGGCCAGAGCTTCGAGCTTGATCGCAGCGTCGACCTGCTCGGTGATTTTGCCCCGACGAACCATTCGGCCTTGGGGGCCGACGCGGTATTCCTCGACAAGCTCACCGCTGGCGATTGCGTCGCGCGCTGATGTAGTAAGATCGGCCATGCCGTGATGATGCGGCAAGGCTTTTAAGATGTGAGTACCAGCTTACTACGTTACTACGTCGCTTTCGGCGGCACGTAAGCCCAGGTCCAGCCGCAACGGCGGCACTTGCAATATCGCTTGCGGTCGACCTTGGCGTAAATGTGAGTGTCTTCGCTTCGACAATCCTGGCATGGCGGCGCGGTGACTCTCTGCGACGCTGGCAACCCGCTCTTGGGAGTCATCCCGTCGACCGGCTTTGTGCTCCGCTTCGCGTTAGACTTCGCCATCGGGCCAGCCTTTTTCGAGCAAATCGTCAAAACAAGACTCCTTCATCAGCGACACGAAAACCCGCCCGCGTTCTCGCCAATAACGCAGAATCGCCCGGAATTCCGAGTCGATTGGCATCGCAATCGGCTTGCAAAATCCCACAAGGCCGATCCGTTTGTGGTTCATCGCTGCCAGTTGCAGCGCCATTCCCCCGGCTTGCTGTGCGCGGAGAACTCGCATCGGATATTCCCAGCACCCTGGCGCGAAGTTTTTGCAGCGGTCAATCGCATAGACCGGCGTGCCGTCCCGCGGAACGTTCTCTTTGTGCTCGCCACTGTTGAGGCAGTAAACGTCGAGATCGATGTACTGGCTAGCCACCCCGCATCCGTAGCGAACCGTGGGCGGAAACGGGCGATTGATGAATTCGTAAAACGATGGACCTGTCCCGAAGGCGATGGCAGTGAGATTGAGTGCCTGTAAGCGGTCAAAGTGCGCGCGATCGGCTGGATTAAGCGAGTCTCGCGGGTCTGGGGGGAAAATCGAGTTCATCAGCCGCAAGGCATCCTCTTTTTGGTCCCCGCGGCAGATTATGTATTTTGGTCGGACAACGTCAGCCATCATTTTCTGCCCCCGAAAATCGCCTTCTCCACCGCCATTGCCGACTCAACTTGCTCTCGGCTGATAAATACGGGATCAATCGAACAAGCCACCGCCCGCGCGTGCTCCAAGTCTTCGGGCGTGTCGATGTCGATGAGTTCGAACCAGTGGAGGGACATCGGCGCAGGCTGGACAGCGCCCGCCAGATGTAATTCCCACCAGTCCAAGTATTTCACTGGCCAGCAATAAGCAATGTGTGCGAGCTGGTGATAAACCGGGTTCGTTTTGGTGTTCGCCAATTCGTCATGGCCGATGACAATCTCGCCGGATTCATCCCAAACAACGCCCCGCTTATCATGCGTGACCGTGAACGGCTTGGCGCTCCGCTCAATCCTCTCAACGATCAATAGACCCGTCTCCACCCTCAAAAACGGATGGCAGAACACGTTGGCATCCCAAACCCAATCGAACCGCGATTGCAGGTGTTCGATGTGCGAGGCGATGAGTTCCGGCCATGATTGCGCGGATGTCGTGGGATCGTCGACCTGCTCAATCTCGCCTCGACGACAGCCCTCGATGATCTCCGTGTCGCCAGCGGGGCAACACACAATCGGCGTCACGTTCGGGCACGCTCTTTGAAGCCGCATCAGATAGACTAAGCCGCGTTCCAACAGTGAATGCGACCCAACTTTTTGCAGCAGCTTATTCGGAACCCGGGTCGACGCCAGGCGGGCGAAGACGAGGCAGCAGATGCGTTTTTGGTTCATTTCAGCCCCTCAATCCAGCCGCCGGGACGGTCTAGGAAGCGATTCGGAGATGGAGTCGGCGGTGCCTGAGCCACCTTCTTAGCCACGGCTCCACGCTCCCTCGCCGCAAACGCCAGGGCGACACGCGATTCGTTGCCGCGGGTCCACATTTCTTTCGTTACCCTGGCGATCACCAGCGCGTCGCGGTAATCGTCTGGGCTCGATTCGTGGATCTTCTCCCAGATAATCCGACCGTTCGGCTTCGCAACCGGGGCGTTGTTGGCGATCTGCTCCAGGAAATCGAAGTCCTCTGCGGCTTCGATGGGTAGCGAGAGCGATCCAGCCTGGCCCGCCTTGAGGTAATCGAGCCGGCGCTGCAATTCTTCCTGCCAATGGCCCTTGTTGAACTTCCACAGGAACATCTTGGCGGCGAGAGCAGTCAAGCGGCGTGTTTCGCTGCGCGAGAACTCCAGCGACGACGGAACAATCGGCTTTTCGAGCGAATCGAAGCCCTTGGTCGGCCTCAATGCGTCGCCGATCTCCTGGCAGTAGCCGAAAACCTCGTCGGTGCGGTGCCCGGAGTCCATCCCGCCCATCGCAATCGGGAGCGCGGCCATGGTGTCGCCGGGAAAACGGTGCGAGAGAATGTCGCGGCGCAACTCCTCCCACGTCACGATCTGACCGTAATCGATCACATATCCCCGATCACCCTCAGACCAACCGACGACAACCCAGACGAAATGATCCTCCTGGACGTCGATTCCGATGGTGATGACGCCGCAACTGTCGGGAATAATCCCCCGCCGGTGGGTTCCGCAAAGCCTTTCGGCCAACTCCTCGGCGGAATGAGCGCGACGCTTTAACTCCCAGGTCTCCGCCTTCCATTGGTTAACAAAATTGCGCAACTGCTGCGGTTTGTCGTGAACTTTGACGAACGCCGAGGCAATATCCCCCCAGGACAGCGACAGAGCGTAAAGCGACGACAGTTGATAGCTCTGATCGGGACCATCGCGCGCCGGAGTGCCGGAAATCCACGTCGATGCGGACCACCCCAGCCATTTAGCCTCGTCTTTCAAGGTGCTTGGCCGCATCCGTGACTCAGCGGCTTCAATTGCCGGCTCGGAATTGATCTCGCAACCCCGTGGAGCCCAGACGCCGCGGCGGACCATCCAGGCCCGGTCATGGTCAAAAAGCTCCGCTTGGCAGTGTCGACAGACATATCGGGCCGTGGAAAAGGCGATTGCCGGGTCGCTGCGACCGTTCGGTGCGCGGTCGAACTTCAGCCCCCAGGGAGTCGACTCATTCCCGACCTCCAATAGCTGGTGTTTGCGGCAATGATGGCATGGAACCCAGAGCCGACATTCGCTTCCCGCGAGGAGCTTTTCCTCAATCCGCGACTTTCCACGGATCGTCGGCGTCGACTCAAAGATAATCTTGCGAATCGACTGATAGTTCTTGAAACGGTCGGTAAACAGGTCCAGCGGTTCGGCTTCCTTCGACGTGCTGGCATGCTCCCATTTGTCGATTTCGGCCGCGTGCCCGAACAAAACGTCCTTGTCAGCCAGCGTTGAGACCGACCGGGCCCAGGCCCCGTGAGTTTTGCAGGCCTTGAACCGGTACTCCGTCTGCTTCCAATCCGTTTTGTGCCGCGATTCCATCAGGTCGCGCAAGGCCTGGCGACGCTCGATGATGTCATAACCCCGGCCCATGACGTTGATACAGAGGTCTTCGGTCGCGTTCGCGTGCATCATCGGCGCCGGGTTGTTCGCCGCCGTGAAGAGCGCACAGCAGAGACCGAAAAACGTCTTGCCAAGTCGCGTGCCGAATTGCATCGAGATCGTTCTCACTGCGGAATTGTCCCATGAGTCCCACGGCCCCCCGGGTGCGCCGAGGTGCGGATACGCCAGATGGTCATACGGCCGGCCGAATTCATTGACGATGCTCTCCGTTGCCCAAATCAGGCCTTTCGGGATTTGCCGCGGCGTGAACTCTTTGCAGACATCTTCCCAGACGTCTTCGATGCCGGCGGTTCTCTCCCACCATTCGACGTCACTTGTTTCGATCTCAAGGAGGGCGGCAGAACCCAAGATGCCATTTCCGTCAAAATCAACGCGATTTTCTGTTCCAACTCGATCATCAAGTCGTGGCGATGCTCGGGGGGGATCGACGAGGCCAGTTCCCCGGGAATCGCCTGCAGACGACTGCGAACAACTGCAGCAAACTGAGACAGGAGCGACACCACCAGCGACTTTTCGATGAGATTCCCGATGTACGCAGACAGGCGAGCCTCTTTCGTCTGACGCTCGGCCCGAGTCTTGAGGAATTCCTCCCGCTCAAGATCCTGCTCGCCGCTGACCGACTCCCGCTCATTCCGCTGGTTTCGCCACTCCGTGATGTCCTGGAGGTGATACCGCTTCTCGGCCAGCACCGGCATTCCGTTGTTTTTCCAGTTCTGGACCGTCCGCACGTCCACGCGGAACCAGCGAGCGACCGCAGACAGGGTCGAAACAATCGGATTCGGGAGTTCGTCAGCAATCTGGCCAGCCTTATGATGAGGAAACGCTCAAAAAAAAGTTTTTATGGGCGAAATGCGCGCGATGTCGCCCC